GTGCATTTCGTAGGCTTTCAGGAGTTCGGGGTAGTTGGCCCAGTTGCGTATGTTGTCGGGGTGGACGATCAGGTGGAGGCTGTCGTGGGGGTGTTTGCCGGTCATGTCGGTGACTTGCATGCCGACTTCCAGGAGTTCGCACTGGTAGGGGTCGACGCCGGTGGTTTCGGTGTCGATCCAGAGGAGCATGTCGGGTTTTCTTGGCGGGCGGGGCGGGTCGAGGGGGATGGTCCGGTGGCCGATGGCGAGGGTTGTCGTGGTGTCGTTCATTCGTTGCCTTTCTTGATGTTGATGTGGGTGGGGAGGTCTTCGGGTGGCGGGCATGAATGCCATTGGCCGTCGGTGTCGAGCAGTATCCAGCCGCGCCGGCAGCTGTACACGGGCACTTGGCTTGGCTCGGGGTCGTAGCTTTTGAGCAGGTAGCCCAATGCTCGGGCTTGTTCGGGGTGTTGGTGGATCCATCCGTGGCATCCGGTGCTGTTGTCCGTGCCGCACACGTCGATGACGTTCGAGGGGCTGTGCCGTTCGGGGTCGCCGTATGTCTGGCTGCGGCGTTTCCGGTGGTGGTGGCTCATGCCGGGCCAGTTTCCCGCACGCAGGTATCGGTCGCACACGATGCACCGGTTGGACTCGCGGCCTTCCACGAGGCGCAGGGTCGCGGATGTGGGCTGGTCGCTCATGCCTGGCTCCTTTCGTTGATTTCCTTGACGAGCCTTGCGGCCACGGTCTCCGGCTCTTCGCCGGTTTTGACGTGGGCCCAGAACGTTTGTTCGACGCTGTCCGTCCACGTGCCTGAGGGGACTTGGCTGATGGCGTGCTGGTTGAGCCATTGGCGGGTGATGCCGCCCCATTCGGTGCGGTTGGGTTTGCTGCGCAGGTGGTCGACGTATTGGCCGTTGCGTAGCCATCGGCTCATTTTGGGCGCGTATTGGGGTCGTTCCACGGTTTTGGCGTAGCTGATGACGGCGCCGATGAGGTCTTTGGGCTGGCATGGCGGCAGGCCGCCCAGGCCTTGGGTGGCGGCGTGGAACGCGGTTTCGGCTTCCTTGCGGCTGCCGGTGTGGCTTGGGTAGGCGTTCCACGCCGTGGTGAACGGGTCGGCGAGCATCCGGTCTTCGAGCTGGGCCAGGGTCACCCGGTTCGGTTCTGCTTCGGTTTTCGGCGCGGAGGGGTTAGGGGAGGAAATAGGTATGGTTTGGTTAGGTATGGTAGTGCTTGCGTTTTGCTTCCCTGATGTTGAAGCAGTCTGCTTCGCGTCTGCTTCGTTCTGCTTCACGTTGGTTGAAGCAGTCTGCTTCGCGTCTGCTTCGTTCTGCTTCACGTTGGTTGAAGCAGTCTGCTTCGTTTCATCGGAAGCGTTCTGCTTCGCCTTTGCTTCGGCTCTCGCTTGTCTTGCAAGGCCTGATGCTTTTCCTCCCGCATGTCCGGCGTTGACTTTCTTGTTGTGAATTTCGGCCGCTTCCTCCGGGGTCAATGGCTTTTTCTGGTTCTTGAAGCTTCCGAACACGGCCAATCCGCGACGGGTCACGACCGTGTACACGCCCTCGGACACTTCTTCGAAGAGCCCGTTTGCCACGAGTTCGCGCACGAGACGCAACGTTCCGCCCACGTTCTTGACCCTTTTCAGGTCGAAAGTGCCGTCGAACTCATCGGGTCTCGTGTACATCTGGTGGTCGCACCACGTCACCATCGTCACGTACAGGCCGCGCGCGGCCATGCCGCTGTCTTGCACGTTCGGGTCGAACGCGAAGGTGCTGTCGACACTCACCGACATGACACACCTCCCAACCGTGCGATAATTGACGCATGAGCAACGAGGAAAAAACCCGGTACAGCATGTGCGTCTCCATCGATTTCGAACAGCTCACCTATGGCGAGCTGCGTCGTTTCGTGGAACTTACCGCAGACCGCGCGGACGATGAGTTCGTCCCTCTCGACGAGCGCAGCGGAGAGGCCACGGGCTTCATGGATTACATCGACGCCGAACGCATCAATCCCGCCCGTTCGGACGAATCCGAGGAATAGCGAACGCCTTCCCCTTCCAAGAGCCACGCCGCAAGGCGTGGCTCTTTTGCTTGGCATGGGATTCCACGTCATAATCACTCCGCCTCTTCGTCCTCACCGGGCAGATATTCTCCGTTGAGCGCCTTGTTTTCCTCGTCGCTGGTGGGGTATCCGAGGTCTGCGAGCGTGTGGTAGTAGGTTTGCGCGAGATCGATGTCGTCCTTGTCGGCCCATGTGCCGGGTTTGATGAGTGCTTCGACCTGGGCGCACAGGATGAGCAGGAGCTCCCTGTTCGCGGCTCCCTCGACGTGCTGGCGGCGATGCAGTTCCGTGAGGTTCTGTTCGCGCCACAGCCCCCTATCGCTCGTGTCGCCGTATGGCAGCGGCGTGGCGGCGAGCAGATTGTATGCGTCGAGCACGTTGTCGATGTTGTTCCATGAGGCGCCGCTGATCAGTCCGTGGCAGAGTTCGGTGCCGGTCAGCGCGAGCAGGCTCAGACGCGTGGTGGCCTTGCGCAACTGGCCGCCGTTGAACCCGGTGGCGTGCTTCCTGATCCAGTCCGTGCGCAGCGTGTACGCCAGCCTGTCGAATTCCTTGCGGGCGGCCAGCGCCTCCTGGAATGCCGCCTTCTCCCGTTCCCTCCGCTCGCTCTTGGCGTCACGTTCGGCGATCTCCTCAGGCGACATCTGCGGGAAGCACAATACGGTGCGCTCGGAGAATCGGATCACCGGCTCACCGTACGGGTTCTTCTCGCGCCACTGCCCATACCATTGCTTGAACTCGTCGGGCTCGCCGCTCCACGTGTTGTAATACCGGTAGCCCTCCGGCGTCGTCCACGTCGAAGCCGAGACATCCACAGTCAGGCCCAGAGCTTCAAGCGCTGTTCTCATGCTCTGCTGCCACGCCTCGACGCGAACCCGCGACCGCAGCTGGCCACGCTTCCAATCCCAGTTCTTGGTGCCCGCCATCGAAGCCAACTCAGCCATCATGTCGGGATAAGCCTCGAACTCCGCAAGATCATCCAACTGGGAAAGCGACAACTGAGCGAACGCCTCCGACCCGGAACGCACATCAGCGGGAATGCGCGCGATCCTCAAACGGCCACGCACGAACGACTCAGAACGGCCCGTCTTCGAGGCCAGCTCACCCACACCGGCACCAAGGTCAAGCAAACCCTGATACCCGTCGGCCTCCTCCAACGGCGTCAAATCGGAACGCTGGCAATTCTCCACCAGCATCAGCTCACGCTCGGTTTTCACGTCCATTTCGCGCACAATGCACGGCACCCGCTCAATGCCAGCCAACTTGCACGCCGCCAAACGACGATGACCAATCACCACACTAAACATGCGCTCGCCGTGTTCCTCGTGGTCGGGGGTGACCACGAGCGCCTGCTGCAACCCCTGTTCCTTGATGCTGTCGGCCAACTCGGTGACGTCGCCCACGTCTTTGCGGGGGTTGTTCGGGTTCGGGATGAGGTTCTTTACGTTGATATCGATGATGTTGATAGCCACTGAATCGGGTCACTGCTCCTTGATCGATAGATTCTGGTGTACGGGCAGGTGCGGCATGCGCTTCCTGCGCCGGCGTTGGCGCTCATGCTCCAGTTGCTGGCGTCCGTGCTTGCGTTTGCTCATGATTCAGTCCTCCTTGATTTCGCCGGTATCCGGATCCACACCAGACGTGGGCAGATCACGCCACGGATCCAACAAACTGCGCTCGATATCCGCCTTCACCACGCGCTCGCGGGCCTCGGCTGGATAGTTGATGAGGTCGTTGACCGCGTTGGCGGCGTCGAAGATGTGCTGCGAGAGATCGCAGGCGTCGTACAGGGCGTCGGTGATGGGGTCGATGTTCTTGTATTTTTCGATGTATTCGTCCTTGGTGGCCAGGTCGAGCATCTTGCTGGCCGCGATGCGGAACGCGGCCGCGGCGTCCTTCATGCGTGATGCCTTGGCGGTCAGGGCGAGCAGCATGAGCGGTGTTATTTCGTCGGGGATGAGTGCGTCCTGCACGCCATCGGTCTTTTTCCTTCGTGACATTGAATCTCCTTAGAATTCGGGGTCGGAATCGTTTGACGGGAAATCGTTGGAAACGCCGAACGCGGTGCCGGGCGTCGTGGCCGGCGCCTGCGCCCACGGGTCGCCTTCGGGAGCGCCGAGGTTCTGCGCGGGAGTCGGGGAGCCGTCCTGCCAGCCCTGTTGCTGGTTGGCGGGTTTGGCCGGGTCCCCATACGTGCTGCCGCCCGAGTAGCCGCGTCCGGACTGCACGCGCGTCACCTGCGCGGTCGCGTACCGCAGCGAGGGGCCTATCTCATCGATGGTCATGTCGATGACCGTGCGCTGGGAGCCGTCCTGCGCCTGGTACGAGTGCTGTCTCAGTCGGCCCTGGGCGATCACTCGCATGCCCTTCTTCAGGGACTGGACGCAATGGCCGGCCATGTCGCCCCATGCGGAGCAGCGCATGAACAATGCCTGCCCGTCCTCGAACTGGTTGGCCTGCCGGTTCCAGTTGCGCGGCGTCGAAGCGATCGTGAAGCTCGCCACGGTCGCCCCGCCGCCCGTGGTACGCAGCTCGGGGTCGGCGGTCAGGTTGCCAACGATGGTAAGAACGGTCTCTCCCGCCATCACGCATCACCGTCCAACGCGCGCAGCAGCGCAACGGCGGCGGAACGCGCCTCGTCGGCCAGGTCGAACAGCTCCCAGTCGCCGGCGCCGGCCGCGCCGTCGGCCAGTAGGCTCGTCATGTCATACGCCCTGCGCGAGAGGCGGCGGCTGGCTTTCGCCACATCGTCCTCATGGTCCGTCGGCGTGGCGTCGTGCTCCAGTCGCAGCCCGGTATGATCCATCGCCTGGTCGAGTATGGACAGCATCACGGGCAGCGTGGGCTTGTTCGGCGACTCGGCCACCAGCGACTGCAATATGGTGGCAAGGGCCACCCGCGGCGTCGCCTCGGGCTTGGTTTCCGTTTCGGTTTGCTCGCACATCTATTCCTCCTTATGGGTTTTGACTGGTTTGCGTTTCCACAGGCAGACCGCCGAGATCTGGCGGCGTTCCCGGTCGACCATCACGTCCGTCCAGCGTGGCGGCAGTATGGTCAGTGGCCATGCGTCCGTGCGGTTGAGATGCTGGATGGTGGCGAGCAGGCTGTCCAATAGTTCGCCCGCGCTCATGCGCATCCCCGCGGAATCCAACGGCCATTCGAACGTGGACTCGCCCTCGGCGCGATGCTCGTAGTCGTTCGGCTGGCCGGTCATGCGCTGGCCTCCTTGCATTCGCGCAGGTTGGCGCGCATGAAGCCGAGCACGGCCTCCTTCGGGTAGAGGACGCGGCGGCCGGATTTCACGTAGGCGGGTCCCGTGTGCGTTCCGCGCCATTCGGCCAGCGTGGATTCGCCGATGCCGCTGAGCTCGGCCAGCTGGCGTGCGCTGTTCAACGGCATCAGCGCCTTTTCCAACGCGTCGAACATCGCGGGTTCTGTTTCGTCGGCCATGGTTCTCCTTTCCGGCCCGTATGAGGGGCCTTCGATGTCGGTGGATATGGGGGGGTGGACCGTGCCGAATCGAACGGCTTCCCGCTGTTTGCCACGTACATGACACCGTGATCTCCAGCGGGGGCGAACCTGCCGGCCCCATGCGCCACACCCGCTGCTCCGAGCGCGGCGCGATGGTGTTAACGACTGTCCTTGTCGATTGCCGGGGGAGGAGAGAACAGGAACCCCGGCAAGCCTGTTATTCGACTCCCGCCTCGCTCAGCACAAGGCACAGGAGCCGCAATGGCGCGCAACCGAATCCCACAAGGGAGGCCAAACCATTGCCGATGGGATGCGCGCAACCGGCGTGCGACATCACCCAGCCGATGCAGAAGGCGAAAACCACGGCCCAGAGAATCAACCGGACCATGAAGCCGCGAGGCAATTCGTCGAGCTCGGGCCTGCGGTAGCCGCTCGCGTGCTGTCCGTAATCCCGGGCGTTCATCGTCCGGCCTCCGCGTCGAGGATTCGACGGGCCAACGCCACGAGCTCGCTGTGCGGCCCGCGCCACACCGCGTCCGTGATGCCCATGTCACCCAAACGGATTTCGTCGATGCCGTGGCTGAGAGCCTGATAGGAGAGGGGACGGTTCCCGTCCTCGGGGTTCGCGATGGTGAGTTTCTCGCTCATTGGTTTTCTTCCTTTTTATGCGTTGGCCCACCTCCCCTAAGCTGGACATTGCCTAACTACCAGCAATGAGAGGAGGTGAAGAATAATGACGTATCGACTCGTGTTTGAGACGACCGCCGATAAGCGACGGTTTGTCGATTTAGCGGGAGAAGAGTATCCGTCGAAGATTCTCAATGAATTGGAGAGCGCCGCCGCGTCGGGTGGCGTGGTCTCGGTCCGGGGTCGGGCTCTCGGTGTCCCAGAGGGGTCTCTTATCTATCTCAATCCGCGTGCCGCCCTGTGGTGGTCGCTGGTTGAGATCGACGACTGACTCCGGCATGGCGGCGGCGCGGACGGAACGATGTCCGCCGTGCCGTCGCCCGTTCATGCTGATTTCGTAATCGAACTGTTTGGCGATGGCATCTCGCGCGTCGATCAGGTCGCTTTCCGACTGGGGATAACCGATGATGAGAACGATGCTCCCGAGCCCGTATCTCAGGACTTTGAAACCGTCCCCTTCTTCAATGCGGGTGCTGACGGTTCCCATCACTTCACCTCCTTGCCGGCGAGTTCGAGCGAGACAATGAGGGCACCCACGCAAAGAAGGGAGGTGATTACATGGCGCAATGGAATATCCGTTTTAACGACGAGCTGATTGGACCGTTCGACGACGCCGAAACGCAGGCGATATCCCAGAAGCTCACCACGTCGACCAGGACGCAAGGAGGGGTCGTCTTCAGCGGCAAGCTCGCGGATTCCGGGAACGACGTAACTGCGTACTGGACGCCCGGATGCCCCATCAGCTTCGAACAGATCTGAGAACGGGCCGTGACCGCGCCCCTGCGCTTGCACCGCAGGGGCGTCTTCATGCAGTACCTCGCGTACAGCACTCTTAATCAGGATGAACAGCTGGGAATGGGAGCGCACGAAGTCGTCCACGCTCATCGGTTCGTCATGGTTGTCCATCGTCGCTTCGCGGACGGCTTTTTTCATAGCGTCGTACTGCCCCGGAGCCTGCTCGATGAACTCATCGGCGGATTGAGGGATGAGGAACTTAACATCTTTCAGGCCACTCATTACGCCACCTTTCCTTCGGCGAGCGCTGGAATAGCGATGCTGGGAGATATGAGGTCACTCGCAGCTACAGCAAAATGCTTAGCAATTTGTTCTATTTCCTCCAAGGTGAAGGGGGATTTGTTCAGTAGACGTCGCTTGAGTGTGGACAGTGGAATCTTCGTTGCGCCCGCGAGCGCTTCGATGCTTTCACGGCGAGCGCCGAGCAGCGCACGAATATTCGACACTGCAAGTTTGTTGAGACTTAAGTAGTTCATGTGAACTATTTATAGTTCAAGGAAACTACTCGTGTCAATTTCTGGACTATTTGGCGTGTCGGTGGAATAATCTAGTTCATGAAGAATATTTCGACTTTCGGTAAAGCAATGGCGCAGGTCATGAAAGGGCGTATGGCATTTCATGGTGTAACGCAAGCGGAAATGGCTGAGGCAATTCAGCTCAGTCAATCGCAGCTGTCGAAGATACTAAGGGCCGAGAGAACCATTGATCTCGAATCTTTCGAAGCATTCTGCGAAGCACTGGATGAAAATGCAGCAGATCTCGTTAAAGCCGGGGAGTCGATAGCCAAAAGAGTTCAGAACAACTCACCAGAGTCATTCGTGCCGGCAGCAACTCTTGTATTTGTCGAAGGCGACGAACGCCTAGCGAAGCCGAAGCCTGCGCTTGCCGGCGAGCGCTTTGTTGATGATGATGAGCGCGTGCGCATGACACTCGAAAAACTGCATCGCGGAGACGTGGACATCGTCGCACTTGAGGATGAGCATAAGTTCGACGGTGATGGAGACGATCCGGCGTGATGTTTCACGCCTCTAATGTTCCATTTCGGCGTTTTGGAACATTAGGAGTATGGTTTTCGTTTATATAAACGCTCTTATGAAGCGATTGGAACAATACGATGGACTACAAAAGCATCCGGCAAACCGTGCACATGAGCCGGTCCACGGAAACACCGGAGACCGTAGCCGAACGCGAATACCGGCAACGACTCAACGGATGGAGCACGTTCCGATCCGGCATCACGCTACGCGGCAGCGAACTCTTCGTCGTCAACTTCCGCGAACTCGCCACGATCACCGACAGCATACGCGACCAGGAAAACAAAGTCGCCGAACTATGGAACGCGCTGCCCCCAATCGCACGCCGCGCCTACCTGCACGACCTCATCGGCACGGAAATGCAAAGCACCAACGACATCGAAGGCGTCCGCTCCACACGCAGGGAAATCAGCGACGCCCTCGAAGCCGCGCTCAACGACGGGCCGCACAAGCGCTTCAGCGAATTCGCGAAACTCTTCCTCACACTCAGCGGCGAACAGCCCGAACCCATGCCCGAAACACTCAACGAGATCCGAGCCATCTACGACAAAGTCATGTCAGGCGAACTCGCCGAGAAGGACAAGCCGGACGGCGAACTGTTCCGCAACGGACCCGTCTACATCGACAACCCATCCACCGGCAAAAGGATCCACACCGGCATCACCCCTGAATCGGAAATCAAGGTCCTGCTCACGCAATGGATTGCTCTTTCCCGCAACCGGGACGTGCCCCCGCTGATCCGCGCGGCGATGTGCCATTTCGCGTTCGAATACATCCACCCGTTCTACGACGGCAACGGGCGCACGGGACGATTCCTGTTCGCGCTGCAGCTCAGACAGCATCTGAGCGCGCCGACCGCCATCAGCCTCAGCCCCGTGATCTACGACGGCAAAGACCGCTACTACAAGGCCTTCGAAGACGCGCAACATCCATTGAATCGGCGCGACGGAAGCATATTCGTATACCGGATGATGAAATTCGTCGCGGACGCACAGAAAAAACTCATCGATGACTTGTCTGAGAAAGGCTACATGCTTCTTCACGCCGTGAACCGGCTCGAAAGCCTGAAAGAGGAACGGCAGTGGGACGACGTCGAAGCCAACATAATCGCGGTGCTCGTGCAGGAGGAACTGTTCGGGGAATCCCCGCATAGGGTGACCCGCAGACAGCTGGGCGAAGGACTGGGACTGGGAAGAAAGAAAATCACGCAAGGCCTCGGCTCTCTGGAGGAGACTGAGGCGGTGTCGCACAAAGGCACCCGCCCGGCCTTCTACTCGCTCACTGATGAAATCCGTGCGAGACTGCTTGCCGGAATAACCGGAGGAGGGGACGAATGAACTACGGATGGCGGAAAGAACCCCTCCTTCCGGTGTCACCGCGTATGAACTACGGGCAGATGCGCATGGCGTTGTACAAGGTCGCACCCGATCTGCAAGTGTCCAGTGCCCTGTTGCCCGGCAAGCTCGATGGAATTTACTGCCTGGCCACGAACACGGTGCTCATCGACCGGCGCATGACCTACGTGAGAAAGCGCTGTGCCCTGGTGCACGAGCTCGTCCATTGGCGGCACGGCGATGACACTTCGGACGGGTGCGCGGGCAGCAAGATCGAACGCCGATGTCGCCGCGAGACCGCAATGCTGCTCATCAACACAGCCGCGTACGCCGTAGCCGAACGCATGTATGACGGCGAACCCCACCAAATGGCCAGCGAGCTCAACGTCACTGTCCAAGTCATCGAAGACTACAGACAAATCCTCAGCGAAATAATCCACTAAGAAAGAAGAAAACCATGAAAAAGACAATCACACTGCTGATAGCGGCATTGTTGCTCACCGGACTGACCGCCTGCGGAGGAAGCAACACCGCATCCGACGTGCCCGCCAAAACCGACAGCACGTCAAAGACGGAAACCAAGAAGGAGGAGCCCCAACCACAGCCGGCCGATCTGACCGGCACATGGAAGCAGACCAATTCCAACGACCCGAACTCATACATGGAAGCCACCATCAGCGGCGACACCATCGAGGTCAACTGGATCGGCACCGACACCAAGAGCCTCTATTGGAAGGGCACCTATCAGGCCCCGACCAAGGCCGGCGACTGGAAGTGGACCAGCCAGGGCGACACCGAAACCATGGCTCAATCCCTGCTCGCCTCGCAGGACGCCACCAAGGACTTCGCCTACAGCGAAGCCGACGGCGTGAGCTGGGAGACCACCGTGCTCGGCACCACCATCACCGTCAAAACCGCCAAGCAGTAAAGAAAAGCCCTGCTAACGCGCCAACGTCAACAGGGCCGGCCGGTTCTGGCCGGAATGGCCGGAGTAAAACGAAAGGCTCCGGAATCACTTCCGAAGCCTTCGCCGACCGGGTACTCCCAATCCACACAAACCATTGTACTCACCATAACCGTCCAAATCATCGGAGACTACAGGGCGCTGCTCTATGAGCACGTGAGATGAAGATGGAGCATACCTATGGCACGAGTGTTCATCGTTGACCGTTGGCTCAAAAACGACGAGAACGGCAATCCGCCGACTGCTGCGATGAAGCGCAGTCTCGCCAACGTCAAAGACCCCATGAAGGCCAAGGTGCCCGCCGAACACCGCAGCAGCACCTACGGAAAGTACGACCGCTGGCGATGCCGCTGGTACGCCGAGGCACAGGGCGTGAAGACCGAGAAGTCCAAAACGTTCCGGCTCCTGTCGGACGCGGAGGAGTTCAAAGCCGCCATGGAGGACGACATCAGGCGCGGCCGCTACCACGACCCCAAGCTCGCGCAGAAGCCATTCCGTCGGGTCGCCGAGGAGTGGACGGCAACGAAAGCCGACATCAAACCCGGCACCCTGCGCCGCTACAAGCGAGAACTTAGAATCTACATCAACCCCCAATGGGGCGACACCCCCATAGGGGACATCAAGACGGAAGCGATACAGAAATGGGTGAACCAACTGTCGGAGGGCGGCTATCCGGCCGACAGAAAACGCGGAACGGAAAACACTCGCGCGTTGAAGCCACGGTCGATTCGCAACATCGTGCGCGTGGTCATGGGCGGTGTGCTCGGCCATGCTCTGAAACAGGGATATATCACCGCGAATCCCATGCAGTCCGTCGCCACTCCGCGCGTCGTCGACGATGACGACGACATGGTATTTCTCTCGATTCCCGAGGTGGAGGATCTGGCCATCGAGGCCGGCAGAGTAAAGAACGACCCGCAGGACACGCTCATCGTTCGATGGCAGGCCTACGTCGGGCCGCGCATCGGCGAGACCTTCGCTCTGCAGGTCAAGGACATGGACTTTCCCCGTCGGCGAGCGCGCATCCGCCGCACCTGGGCGGAGGATAAGGACGGGAAGATGATTCTCGGTTCCCCGAAAAACGGGAAGGCGCGTTGGGTGGCGTTCCCTGAATTTCTTGTGGCTGGTTTGGAACGTCAGTGCGATGGGCGTGATCCTGATGATTATGTGTTCCGTGCGGTCCGTGGCGGCAATCTGTGGGTCAACACGTGGAGGTCGCGCATTTGGAGTCCGGCCGTCAGGCGTGCGGGTATGGAGGATTCCGGCGTGCGCATCCACGACCTGCGCCACACGTATGCGAGCATCGCGATTGCCAACGGCTGCGACGTGAAGACGTTGCAGTCCCAGTTGGGGCATTCGAGCGCTATGGTCACGCTTGACACGTATGCGCGGTTGTGGCCGGAGAAGCTGGATGAGGTGGCCGATGCTGTGGGCCGTGCCAGGGCGGAAGAACTGGACGAGGCGGCGTAGGTTCTGCGGTCATCGGATAAAATCGGATAAATCGGTTTGAACCGGATAAAAGGAAAAACCCCGGAATCGTTGAGATTCCGGGGTTTTTGGTCGGGCTAGCCGGATTTGAACCGGCGACATCCTGCTCCCAAAGCAGGCGCGCTACCAAACTGCGCTATAGCCCGATGCGTCATTAAGGCACAATGAATCATTATAAACGACGCTGGATACATTGCGTGTCGAGCATATGAATTCAAAAAAGGTTCTGGATTCTCTTGATAGCTTATGAGTGACATCTTTATTCATTGATGCTCTACAACGACTAGGTTTGGATCTGCATCGATATCCGGCGCATCCGCTGGACTAACAAGGACCGTGCAAACGATGTGGCCCCCGACTTCCTGCGAGGAAGTCGGGGGCCACATCGTTTGCACGGTGGACTATCGGATCAATTCTGATCAGATCAGCTCGAGGTCGACATCGAGGCTGATCGGCTTGTCCGCCGGGATATGGTACTGGGGGTGCACCGGCGACATCCAGGAATCATCGCCGCCAACGCCCATCTGTGCGGCAAGGACGCGCAGGAACATGTGCTTCGGCTTCGGCAGCTCGTCCTGGTGCTGAGCCTCCTCAAGCATGAAGCTGGAGTACGGCAACAGGCTTACCGCGAACGGCGCGGCACCATCGGCGCGGCTGACGCGCATGCCGTGGCCGTGATCGTCGGTAATCTCGGCCCAACGCACATCCTCATGGTTGCCCGTCTCCTGCGGCATGAGGTACGGCGCATGATCCGCGAAAGCGTTGGTGCTCCACACGCCGAGCTTGGCGTGTTTGCGGTCCAGGTACGTCTCCGCCGGGCCGGTGCCGAAGAACCTCAGGTTCGTGTACTGCACAGGCAGCGTCCATTCGATGCCGAACGCCGGGATGGTGGGCAGGTCACCCTGCTCTCCAGGGTATTCGACGTGCAGGTTCACGCGGCCATCGGTGTGGGCCGTGTAGGAGACGGTCACCTTGGTGCGCTGCGCGGTGGCGAGCTCATACGTGTACGTGCCCTTGAGCGTGCTGTCGTCGATCTGCTCGAGCACGTTGTCCACGCAGCGGGCGTAGCGGCCGGCGCCCAGCCACTGGACGCGCTCGAAACCGTGACCGGCGCCGCGATCGTTGTCGGTCAGCGGACGGAAGGTGGTGATTGCGGGACGGCGCAGCACGAACTCGTTGCCGGCGAAGGTATAGGAGACCATGCCGCCCTGGGTGCGCGACAGCAGGACCTCGCGTCCGGCGCCTCGCACGCCGGCGTTCCAACGGCCCACGGTGATGGTCCCATCGGCCGGCTTCGTGTCGGGCGTCGCGGTGGCGTCCGCGGGCACCACGGTCTGTCCGAAGGCGAGCTCGTAGCCGCTTTCGGCCCAATCGGTCGCCTTGGCGAGACGCTGCGAAACCTGCAGCACCAGTTCGCGGGCGTCGGCGCGGTACGCCGCCACCGGCCATGCGACATCGAACGTGCGGGTCTCACCGGCGGGCACGTCGAAACGCCGGGTGGACTGCCAGACCGGCTTGCCGTCGGCGAGAACGCTCAGGACGAACACGTAGTCGCCGGTGGCGGTGAACAGGTTGTCGTTCTTGACGGACACCGAGTCCTTCGTCACGTCGATGTGGACGTTCGAGTACAGCTGCTTGACTTCCTGGGCCTTGGGGGAAGGCTTGCGGTCGGCGAACAGCAGGCCGTCGCCGGAGAACTCGTAGTCGGACGGACGGTCGCCGAAGTCTCCGCCGTAGCGCAGGCTCCTGGTGCCGTCGGGCTGGGTGGCGTAGATGGCCTGGTCGATGAAGTCCCAGATGAAGCCGCCCTGATACTTCGGGTAGCGTTCGAGCGCCGTGTATTCGTCCATGTTGCCCACGGAGTTGCCCATGGCGTGCATGTATTCGCAGGAGAGGTACGGCTTCTTCGGGTCGTCCTTCAGGTACTTCTCGATCTCGTCGGCATGCGAGTACATACGGGTCTCGATGTCGGTGACGTCATCGTAGTCACGGTTGTGGGTCACGCCCTCGTAGTGCACCGGACGGTTCGGGTCGATGTCGTGCACGTGCTTGTACATGGCGCGGAACACGTCGCCCACGTAGGATTCGTTGCCCAGTGACCAGATCAGCACGCTCGGGTGGTTGTAGTCGCGACGCATCATGCTGTTGACGCGGTCGACGCAGGCGCCTTCCCATTCGCGCTTGCTACCCGGCACGATGGTGTCCTCGGTGAGGACGTCTCCGGGCAGGGACCAGCTGCCGTGGGCTTCGAGGTTGGCTTCGTCGATCAGGTAGATGCCGTACTCGTCGCACAGTTCGTACCAGCGTTCCTGGTTCGGGTAGTGCGAGGTGCGGATGGAGTTGATGTTGTGGCGCTTGCAGAAGACCACGTCATCGATCATGTCCTGCTCGGTGATGGCGCGGCCGCGTTCGGCGTCGAACTCGTGGCGGTCGGCGCCCTTGAACACGATGCGCTTGCCGTTGATGGTCAGGATGCCGTCCTCGATGCGGAAGCGGCGGAAACCGACCTTCTGGGACGTGCATTCGATGACGTCTCCCGCTTGGTCGATGACGTCGACGTCAAGCTCGTACAGCGTCGGGCTTTCGGCGCTCCAAGGGGCGATGCCCTGCAGCGGTCCGCTGGAGATCGCGGTCTGCGCCTCCGCGTCGCCCGTCGTCTGCCACACCGTGTTGCCGTCGGCGTCCTTCAGGGTCGCGCGGACCGTGGCCGCGTCGGCCGCGTTGAGCACGGTCAGCGCGGCATCGAGGGAGGCGGTGCCGGCCTCGGGATCCCAATCGGCTTCGATCTGCGTGTTCTCGATGTGCACATGCGGGCGGGCGGCGAGTTCGACGGAGCGGAACAGGCCGTGCAGACGCCAGAAGTCCTGATCCTCAAGCCAGGAGGCGCTGGAGTATTCGTAGCAGGCGACGGCCACGACGTTCTCCCCGTCGTGCAGCAGTTCGGTGATGTCGAACTCATTGGGCGTGAAGCCGTCCTCGCCATAGCCGACGAACGCGCCGTTGACCCACACGTAGATCGCCGTGGCCATGCCGTGGAACACGATCGACACCGATCCGCCGGCCTGCTTGGCGTTTGCCACGGGGGCGGAGACGGTGAACTTCCTGCGGTAGAGCGCGACGTGATTGTTTTCCGGGATGTTCGGTTCCAACGGGTTCTCGTGGCCGTCCCACGGATACTGGACGTTCACGTACTTGTGGTTCATCAGACCGGCCGTCTGCAGGTGGCCCGGAACCTGGATACGCTCGAACGAGGAGTCGTCGAACGACTCGGCCGTCGCGGGTTCCTCTTCGAGGTTGATGTCGGCGGCCTGAACGACCTCGACCCGCCACTCGCCGTCAAGGCTCTGCTTGAGATCGGACCATTGTCCGCTCTGGGGGTCGCGGGCGTACCACTTGTGGCTGGAATGGGCCGGAGTCCGGTTCACCTCGAACACCGTCGGGTCGGTCAGCCAAGCCTGCGATGCGCGATCGACATGTGTGACGTCTGTCATGCTCTCCTGCTTTCTGTCATTACCTCGTTGTGAATGATATTATGGAAGAGGCCGGGGCCTCCTTTACCGAAAAGGATAAACAGTTTTTATATAAAACGCAAATCCTGTTTACCGCTTCCAAATCACTGGCAATGCTTGCCGTCGACGCTACGCCGCGTCCATGCAATGTCTCGGTTCAGCTCATGTTATCCCATCCTTGCGACACGCTGTTTATCTCCTTGTTTACTAATGCTTTTTACTTTCAGTGA